GATCTCTTCAAGAACTGCATAAACACATCAAGACGGACTTTGTTTTGATTGTGCAATGGGATGGGTTCATTATTAACCCTAACGCTTGGAACAACCAGTTTTTAGATTATGACTACATCGGAGCAGTATGGCCGTGGCATCCTATGGGTAGACGGGTAGGCAATGGTGGCTTTAGCCTACGCTCAAGGGTGCTTTGTGAACTGACTGCCAGCCCTGAGTTTGTATATACAGACCACAATGAAGATGACCAAATTTGCCATTTAAACAGGATATTTTTAGAAAATCAAGGTATGCGGTTTGCCCCTGAAGAACTGGCTAGGTACTTTAGTTTTGAACGTGAACTGTCAAATATTAAAACTTTTGGCTTTCATGGGGATTTTAATTTTGAAAGACTTGGTATATACTGATCACTATTGAGGAATCGAACACTCAGAATAGGGCTTTAGAGGTGACTTTGTTGGTTTAGGAAAGTAGGGCAAGCGTATTTTCCCAAGCCGTTCGATAACAGAGTTGCCCCTAAAGCCCTTTTTGTTTCCCACAATCTAGCCCGTTCACAAGCGTGATGCAACGGTAAAGGCTGTAGACCTTCTAGATACTACTAGCGCAATTGCGCCTTCCCTATCCGTTATTGCTTGGATAGTAAGAAGTACCGTCCTGTATGGATAGACCGATGATGTGATAAAGACAGACCTAGACACGATAAAGACATCGAAGCAATATTTGAACCAAGAACTCAGCTAAGACTGACAAGCTATTCCTCATAGTAGGGATAGCTTTGCCCTGAATCTAGCAATCCTGACGAAAAAACAACAGTAATAAATAATATTTACTATTAAGCCCACTTAACATATACTTCAAACAGATTAACCTTTGGAGTCTGTTATGACTTGGAATCTACGATTAGTGAACATGAGCAATGCTTATGAGGATTACTTTGAAATCCGTGAGGTCTTTTATGACACTATGGGTAAACCTATGGGTCATAGTAAAGCAGCTATTGGTGGGGAAGATAGGCTAGAAGTAGATCGTTATATCGAATTAGCTAAACTTGCCCTTGATAAACCTATTATAAAGTTTGCAGATCATGAAAATACAAGTAAAGATACTGAAGGAAAATAAAGATGGATCGGCCAATGCTGAAGTTATCTTTGACAAAGATGGGCTTGAAGTCCTTGTCCAATGGGGGCTTGTTAGTTTGCTTACCAAAGCAGTTGATGAATACGCAATTAGACCAGACGAAGTTCCTTTCCCAGTTCCAAAGAAAAAAAGAAAATGATTGAAGCGATAGTTAAACCACAACCATTAGACAACGATACTGCTGTCATTAAAATACTACAGTTGATGGGTCAATTAACCCCTAATGACATTGCTTATGTCACTAACATTGCTCTTAGGGTTCACCAAGTTATTTCGTCAAAGCAAACAACATGACTTTTGCCGTGTTTTATGGCTTGTACCCTCGCAAGATGGCCCGTAAAGATGCTGAGAAGGCATGGAATAAACTTACCCCTGACCAGCAGCTTGAATGTATTGAGGCAATGCCTAACTACCTGAAGTATTGGAAGGTCAAGGAAACCGCTAAAGATTTCATTCCATACCCTGCTACATTCTTGAACCAAGAACGCTGGACTGACGAAATCGACATCGAGCCATTAAAGAAACCTGAATTGCCTTTTTACGCTACAGAGGAACTGACCATTAAAAAAGCCCAAGAAGTAGGTATAACTCCCTATGCTGGTGAGGGCTGGCAAGCGTTAAGATCAAGGATTAGTCAAAAGATTAAACAAGTTGAATCCTGATAATTATTTGGTCAATTGGTATATTGCAGTAGCAAAAAAGCGTGGATGGCCTGAAGTAGTTAGATTGTTAGCCCAATACCCCGAAAAAGAAGAACGCATAAAAATGTTAATAAAGAAAAGATTAGGTAAATGAATGAGTTGGCTCTATTCGCAGGTGCTGGTGGCGGAATACTTGGGGGAAAGTTACTTGGATGGCGAACTGTCTGTGCCGTTGAGTGGGAGCAGTACCCAGCTTGCGTACTTGCCGCAAGACAAAATGACGGACTTCTCCCGTCTTTCCCGATTTGGGATGATGTTCAAACCTTTGACGGAAAGCCTTGGCGAGGAATTGTTGATGTCATATCGGGAGGCTTTCCTTGCCAAGACATTAGTGCCGCAGGAAAAGGCGCAGGAATTGACGGAGAACGTTCAGGAATGTGGTCGCACATGGCAAGGATTATTAGCGAGGTACGACCCCGATACACATTTATTGAGAACAGTCCAATGCTCTCTATTCGAGGACTTGAATCAGTCCTTGCAGACTTGGCCAAGATGGGGTTCGATGCGGAGTGGGGAGTGCTTTCAGCAGCCGATGTTGGTGCAAACCATCTCAGAGAAAGAATATGGATTGTCGGAAAGAATACCCAACAATCTCGATTTTTTTCACGCCCCAAACACAACGGGGATGGATGGGGGGAGCAACAGTCGCAAAGAGTTGAAAAAACGAATGGAACAATGGCCCACGCCAAGAGCACAAGAACCAGCAAGGACTTCGGTGGGCTACGGCAGGGGGTTGAAAGAGTTAATAGAGGGCAAGACACAGATACAAAGATGGCCGACACCCGATGCGAACTGCGGATCGAGGGGGACACAGGAAACTTGGTTGCCAATCAGACCAAGCGGTCAGCCAGCCCAATATTCAATCAATCAAGCGGTTCGAGATTTGGATTCGACAATAACTGGTGGGAAATTGAACCCGATGTGGGTCGAGTGGCTTATGGGGTGGCCGCTGGGATGGACAGACTTAAAGCCATTGGAAACGGACAAGTACCACAAGTGGCGGCAGTTGCATGGGAATTATTAACGGAGAGGTTAGATGAGAGATATAGACCCTAATAAATGTATTGACTTTATACTAGAGAACGCAGGTAAATATGCACAAGCAAAGGGTGAATTGGCGCAACTTGAGGCATATAAAAGTTCCCTCAAAGCTATTAAAATGGCAGAAACTTCGGAACAGTCTTTGGGGGCGCAGGAGCGTGAGGCGTATCGAAGCCAAGATTATCAGAATCTTTGTAAAGCCATTGGTGCGGCAACAGAAAATGCTGAAAAGCTTAAATGGGAACTTGAAGCCGCTAGACTTAGACACGCTACATGGCAAACATTAGAAGTATCAAACCGCAACCAAGACAGGATTTTACGATGACCACATTAAAAGTAACAGAAGAATTTTTAATCCTTAGATTGTTGTGCAAGATGTATGACGATTCCCTTAAATCAGCAAACGCTACACAAATGCTAGAGTTAAGCGTAGACATTGCGGAATCTGCGGAAAAGCTAGAGCAATTGACAGTCGATTATATTAATGGCAAGTAAGGCCCAAAAGGATCATTATGCAAAGTTGGCGAGATATGGCTGCGTCGTATGCAAGCACATGGGATTCAGCGACAATGACACCCCCATCGAGATCCATCACATTAGACGCTATGGGGGAAAGCGTGATAACGCACCAGCAGTCCCACTTTGCGCCTTTCACCACAGACATGACCCACATACCAGTATTCATGGACTTGGAGCTAAAGCATTTAGAGCTTACTGGGGGTTTGACCTCGAGGACAAACTCTTGGAGATGGAAGCTTGAGTAGTTGGCTCATTATTGTTACTGGGCTGATCTATTTTTATATAGGCATAGAACAAGTAATTAAAGGCAATACGCCTATGGGCATAACCTATGTATCCTATGCCACAGCCAATATCGGGCTTTACTTTATGGCTAAATGAGCCGTATTTTGACTATTTACGGCTCACGCTTTCCTAAGTTATAATTGTTGCATTGCAACATAACCTATGGAGAGAACCATGTTTACATTTGATGAGCAGTACAAACAGTTTGAAGAAGTCGCTAACCGCACCAAGCAAGCGTATGAGTTTTGGTACAACTGCGTGATCGAAACTTTAAAAGATTTATATAAGACTAAAAAGTAATTAAATCAGGGGGTTACGCCCCCTGTGTTTCTCAAAGTTTACAATAATGTTTATAAACTTTACAATTCTAAGCTATCCCAGCCAAACTCCCTAGCTATCTGACGAGTGCGAATCTTAAAAGCTTTACCATGCTTATCCCAATAATCTGTTTTCCAAAAGCTCATATGACATATTTCATGGGCTAATGAGCGTTGTATGGTATCAAAATGCTCATTCCGCAAACGGCTAATAGTAATGATGTGCGGTCTTTCAAGGGATTCATCGTAACGATAAGTAGCCATAGCGTCATTTTCTCTTGTCACTTTAAACTGGATAAGTTCAGGCGCAGGCAAATCCCACTTACGCATTGGATGACAAGCTGCCATGCAAAGGTATAGATTTTCTAAGATAAATGGGGTTAGTTTCATACAGAATGAATTTTGCCACGAAACTCCACTTCATCTTCACCCCACACCCGAACCATCTCAGGCTGTAAAAGACGGCTTCTTTCAAAGGAAAGCATAACAAATCCGCTATTCCAATCTTTAGGGGTATCTTCTGTGTAGGCAAATTGTTGGCCGTTGAGATCAGCTAATGTTCCAGTTTGAACCCCCCAACGAGTTCCATTATAGTCTCCGACTGGCATACAAGATAGATGGTGCGTGTGCCCAGTTATCATTGAAACCCCACTATTCAAAGAATTAGCCCTTCCTGCGCTAAATCCACCTTTCCACCGATGCTTGATACAAGTATCTTCATTTACCCAAAATGACCAGCAAGGAAGCCACGCAGGGAAGTATTCTTTAAGAGTTGTACCCCTCATACCCTCAAAAGCTGGTAAGTTCTCTATGATCCGCATTTCAAGCCTAGCATCGTGGTTACCTAGCGGCCAATACAATTTAGCACCTTTAGCTACACTTTCAATTTCACCTAAAAAATATTGACAGGCTTCAAGTTCTTCTTTAACTGTTGGTATTTTGTCCCAATCACCCCTAGGAAAGCGACTAATGGAAGCCCCATCTAGGGCATCTCCATTGCACACAATGGCAGTAGGCTTGTATTCTTTAATCATTTCAAGTAACGCTTTAAAAGCAGTAGTAGTTTGGTCAGGCCAAAAATGGGCATCAGAAAATACAATAATGCGACCTTTTTCTAATTCCATGCCCCTACGGGTATTGCCTACAGTCTGCTCTGTCTTTTTATAATCGTTTACTCGTTGATCTTTAAAGCTGGGTAAATCAATGCTTAATCTTGTTTCGATTGATCGTCTGCGGTTATATACTGCTCGCTCAGACATGGCATGGATTTTGGCAAAAGATAGTGGTGATCCTATTTTTTTCCATTCATCTATAAACTGTTCATCCGTCAGATAAAATCCAGCCATATATAACCTTTATAATGGTAAAGTTAGCCCATACTAATCTATTTTAATGGAAAATCAATGACATACGCTCGAATTGATACAAACCATAAAGAAATTGTTAAAGCATTACGAGATGCTGGTGCTTCAGTTATTTCTATGGCATCACTTAAGCACGGAACACCAGACATTTTGGTGGGATACGCTGGGGAGACAATATTAATGGAGATCAAGCGAGATGCCAAAGCAAAATTTACATCTGATCAGTTAGAATTTTTAGGCAAGTGGAAAGGTGGTGCAGTCAGTCGTGTGGATAGTGTGGATGCCGCATTAAGAGCATTAGGAATTACAAGAAAAGTGTTATAAAATAACGCAAAAGGAGCGTTTTATGGAAAAATCGATGGCTTTATTTCTAGCAACATTGCTACATTCAGGCACAAATACACATTTTTTCCATTGGGCTACCAAGTCTTACGCAAAACACAAGACCCTTGGCCATTTTTACGAAAATATTATTGAATTGACAGACCAGTTGGCCGAATGCTACTTTGGCATCTACGGTCAGATTACCCAATTCCCCGCTACATACCACCAGCCTAAAGAACCGCTGGCATACCTACAATCGTTACAGTCTTTTGTTAAAGACGCTAGGGCAGACCTACCAACAGATTCAGAGATCGTTCAGCTAATCGATAATATCGCCCAAGAGATCGATACCACTATCTACCTACTTAAATTCAAAGGTTAATATGCCACTCGATAAATCAGGATCAGCCGAATCAGTCGGTAAAAACATTAAGGCAGAGGAAAAAGCTGGCCGCCCTAAAAAGCAGGCAGTTGCTATTGCCCTGAATACTGAGCGTGAATATGCTAAAGGCAGCCGTAAAGCCAAGCTTGAATCTCAATACGACAAATACATTGGGGAAAAAGAATGAAGCACATGGATCGCAAATACCCTAAAGAAAACGCTTTACTGCGTGAGCACAAAGAATCTACATATGAAAAGAATTTGGCTGACCGCATAGCCCGTAGGAAGATGATTGCTAACAAGTTGAAAGACTTGGATAAAGAAGTTAAATAGGAGTAGAATTAACCTATCTTAATCAACCACTTGGGTAAGGTATGAGTAATAAATTGTCGAAATCTGTAGAAGATAACCTAAATAGAGCAGGTAGACCCAAAGGTGTGGGCAACAAGTCCACAGGAATGGCTCGTGAGGCTATTGCTAAGTTCGTTGATGGCAATGCCCATAGTATGCAGAAATGGCTAGAACAGGTCGCAGATGGCGTGAAAAACGCTGACGATAAATTCATTGTTTTGCCTAATCCTGAAAAAGCTTTTGGTATGTTGCAGAGCGTTATGGAATACCATTTACCTAAACTTGCGAGAACTGAACACTCAGGCGATGAAGAACAGCCAGTTAAGATCATTCACGAACATAAGTTCTTAGACTAAATGATTGATTTAAGACTAGGTGATTGCCTAGAAGTAATGAAATCTTTGCCTGACGCAAGTACTGACCTTACTGTTACAAGCCCACCTTACGATAACTTACGCACATACAATGGCTATTCATTTGACTTTGAAGGCATAGCTAAAGAGTTATATCGAATTACTAAAGATGGTGGAGTTGTGGTTTGGATAGTAGGCGATGCCACAATTAATGGATCAGAAACAGGAACATCATTCAAACAGGCTCTATATTTCAAGGAAATAGGCTTTAATTTGCATGACACGATGATTTATCAAAAAAACAATTTTGCTAATCCATCATCAAACAGATACCATCAGATTTTTGAATTTATGTTTATTTTATCTAAAGGCAAACCAAAATCATTTAATCCCATAAAAGATAGAAAAAATGTATGCGCTGGGGAGTCAAATTGGGGTGCAAACAAGGCAAGGCAAAAGGATGGTAGTTTTAAAGATAGACCTAAAAAAATAGTTTCTGAATATGGCATGAGATATAACATTTGGGAATTTATGACAAGCAAAGGGTTTGCTACTAAAGATAACTTTGCTTATTCCCATCCAGCTATATTTCCCGAAAAGGTAGCTCATGACCATATTGTTTCTTGGTCAAATGAAGGTGATACAGTTTTAGATTGTTTTTTAGGTAGTGGAACTACAGGCAAAATGGCAAAACAATTAAATCGTAGGTTTGTAGGCATAGAGATAAGCCCTGAATACTTAGAAATAGCCAAAAAACGCATTTATGAATGAATTAGTCAAGCGGTACGAATATCCGTACAAATCTAGAGATGCTTTCCTAGACTTCCATCAACGCAGTCAAAGGTGGGCCGTATTGGTCTGTCATCGGAGGGCAGGGTAAAACCTGTGCCACTATAGCCGACACAATACGTAGAGCCATTATGGATAAGAAACCTGATGGTAGGTACGCCTATATAGCCCCTTTCTATGCTCAAGCTAAAAACATTGCTTGGGATTATCTTTTAAAGTATGCAGAACCAGCCATTGTTAAGGCTAATCAATCAGAATTGTGGGTGGAACTTGTCAATGGAGCAAAAATTAGACTGTTTGGTGCTGATAACCCTGACGCTTTGCGTGGCCTTTATCTTGATGGCGTGGTATTAGACGAGTACGCAGACATGAAACCCCGTCTTTGGGGTGAGATTGTTAGACCATTGCTGACAGATAGACAAGGCTGGGCTACTTTTATTGGTACGCCAAAGGGTCACAATGCTTTCTATGACATCTACACAGAAGCCCAAAAGAACGATAATTGGTATGTTAAGACACTAAGGGCTGATGTATCGGGACTGTTGCCTGAAGCTGAATTGCTAGATGCTCAAGCCACCATGTCTGACAACCAATACGAGCAAGAGTTTTTATGCTCATTTGAGGCAGCCATTATCGGAGCGTACTATGGACAAGAGATGCGTAGGATCACGGATATGGAGCGTATTACTACCGTTGATTACGATCCTATGTTCCCTTGCCATACTGCTTGGGATTTGGGATTCAATGATTCCACATCTATTTGGTGGTTTCAAGTGGTGTACGGGGAAATACGGGTGCTAGATCATCATTCCAGCAATGGGCAGGCTGTGCCATTTTATACAGGATTGATTGCCCAAAAGGAAGATGAGTTTGGGTATAAATACGGATACCATTACCTACCCCATGTCTAGAGCTAAAACTATGGCATCTGGCGGTAAAAGCATAATTGAACAATTTGCGACAAAAATCGACATAAAACATTTAAAAATCGTACCAAACCTATCACTTCAAGACGGAATACAAGCAACAAGGCTTGCATTAACTCGCGCTTGGTTCGATAATAGATGCGAAGAAGGTATCGAATGTTTGCGTCAATATCAAAGGGAATGGGATGATGATAAGAAAGTATTTCGGGATCGCCCCAAACACGATTGGACAAGTCACTCTGCTGATGCTTTCCGTTATCTATCAATCGTATGGAAAGATGAGGATAGCCCTATCCTTAAAGATGACCGCATCAAAGGACTTCATGTCGGTCAGACCGATATCAGCCTAAACGAATTATGGAAACAAACCCCCAAATCAACTTTTAAAAGGATTTAATCATGTCAGGCGTAAATCAACCATTTGGAACATTCTACGAAACCGTAGCCGCATCACAGACTGCTCAAGTTTTAGGCGTTACAGGCGCAGCAGGCGATACTTTAATGCGTGTCATTGTTACCGTAGGAAAAGCCTTAACAGGAACTGTTGCCCTATTAGATGGTGCAACATCCTATCCATTAGTAGCGGCCAGCACACCTATTGGCGTGTATGTGATTGATATTGCTGCTGTATCAGTAAGCGGGGCTTGGAAAATTACTACTGGCGCAGGCGCAACAGTATTTGCTGTAGGCAATTTCACTTAAGGATTTACTATGGATCATACATATACCGATTGGTACACTTGTATAGCAAGTTATGAGCGTAGCTACAAAGAGTGGGAAGGCCGTACAGATAGAATCATTAAACGGTTTAGGGATGATAGCCGCACTAGGAATAATCCTAATGCCAAGTTCAATATCCTATGGAGCAATGTACAAACCATTACCCCAGCTATCTTTGCAAGACTTCCACGCCCTGATGTAAGCCGCAGATTCCGTGACAATGATCCAATAGCCCGTGTAGCGTCAATGATGCTTGAAAGAGCATTAGACTACGAGATTACCCATTACGGTGACTACAAGTCTGCTATGAACCAATCGGTGCAAGACCGCTTACTTGGTGGGCGCGGTACTAGCTGGGTTCGTTATGAGCCACACATTGTCGGCAAAGCTAAAGAAGATGAGATGGAAGGTGCTGATGTACCTGAAGATGGTCTTGAAGTTACTAGCAACATAGATGAAGCAGAAACCGAAGGTGGCATCCATCAAGAAGATCAAGAGCGTATTGAGTATGAGTGTGCTCCTGTTGATTATGTTTACTGGCGTGACTTTGGTCATACCATTGGTCGTACATGGGAAGAAGTAACCGCAGTATGGCGTAAAGTTTATATGGGTAGACCTGCCCTTGTTGAACGCTTTGGCGAAGATTTAGGCGGCAAGATTCCGCTTGACACAAAGCCTGACAATACAAAGACTTACAACGAAAAGATGGGCGAAGGCGCATCAGAAGCTTGTATCTACGAGATATGGGATAAGACTAGCGGTGATGTTATCTGGCTATCTAAATCGATGGGTGAAATCCTTGATTCGCGCCCAGATCCACTAGAGTTAGAAAACTTTTGGCCATGCCCTAAGCCTTTGTACGCTACATTAACTAGCGACAAGCTTGAGCCAATCCCTGACTTTGTTCTGTACC